AATGTAGGAAATCCTTGGAACAATTTATCAGTTCGTGAAGTATCAGAACAATTGATTGTTAAATTAAAAGAACGTAAAATGGTAGACAATGTCGAGATTAAAGTTAAATCTAGCGGCGACTTCTATGGTGCGGGATATCAGGATGTATCTAATAGAGTTCCGAGTATCAATGCTATCGGCAATGATTTAAATTGGACTCCTAAATACACGTTTGCCGAATCATTGGATAATATTTTAAATACTGTTCAATCTAAAAAGCCATTGTAATATATAATGGTATAGGAGTTAATTAATGCCTTTTTACGATTTCAAGTGTTCTGAGTGCGCAGATGTGTTCTCAGTAAGTTGCCGTATAGCAGAGAAGGATAATCAAGAATGTCCTTCTTGTCATTCAAAAAAATATGAACACCACCACACAGCTATGCCAGGCTTTGGTGACCCTGTCCGTTTAGGCATTAGGACAGTGGATAATGGGTTCAGAGAAGTTTTATCTAAGATTGGCTCAAACAATGGTCGTCTAGCCAATCTTAAGGATAAATTGAGTAGGAAATAAATCATGGTAGTTTGTCTATTATCACCCGAGGAGGTCAATACTTAAACGTGTTGCCTCCTCTCTTACTATCCAAAGAGGAAGCTCATGGCAAAAACTAAAACCAATCTTCAGATCCAATCTAATCAAACACCTCAACTTACATTAACAAATAATAAGTTGAAATTAAGTTTAGATGATATGAAAACTATCAAGCCATTAACAGACAATCAGAAAGGGTTTTTTGATTCTTATGATAAATCAAAAATTATGTTATTGCACGGCGTTGCTGGAACAGGTAAAACATACATTGCTCTTTATCACGCTTTAGAAGAAGTTTTAGACAAGACAAATCAATATCAGAAAGTAGTTATAGTTAGGTCGGCAGTACCTAGCAGGGATATCGGACATTTACCGGGAGATGAAAAAGAAAAGACAGAAGTTTATACAGAACCCTATGTAGAAATTTGTAAAGATCTATTTGATAGACCAGATGCATATCAAAGACTAGTTGAACAAAAAGCAACACAGTTTATGATAACATCTTTTGTTAGAGGTATTACTCTTAGCAACTCTATTATTATTGTAGATGAATGTCAGAATATGACAGATATGGAATTGAATTCCATAATGACTCGTATTGGACATAGATCAAAGATCATATTCTGCGGAGATTTCAGACAAACAGATTTGTACAAAAAGGGAGATATGTCGGGACTAAAGAAATTTATAACAATCGCAGATATGATGCCTAATTTCAAAACATTTGAATTTGGAGTTGATGATATAGTTAGATCTGCTATAGTTAAGGAATATATATTAGCAAGGTTAAAATACGAAACCCAGTATGAAATGGGTTAATAACTATAATAAGGAGTACCTATGAGTTTTGAATTCGAATTCACAGAAGAAAAATTAAAAAAATGTTTATCTAGAAATAAAAATACCCCTGCTTTATTTGAAGCATTTAGCACAGTATTACCAAAATATGAGATAACCACTGTTGATAGGGTTGCTGCATTTTTGGCACAATGTGGTCATGAATCTTTAGATTTCACAGTTTTAAAGGAAAATTTAAATTACGGCGCTAAAGGTCTAATGGGATTGTTTAAAAAATATTTTCCTAATGAGGCGTTAGCAAAAGAATATGAACGTAAACCCGAAAAAATTGCAAATAGAATCTATGCAAATAGAATGGGCAATGGACCGGAGTCTTCAGGTGACGGTTATGCTCACAGGGGCAGAGGGGCGATTCAATTAACAGGTAAGCTTAATTATCAAGCTTTTGCTAATTCTATTGGTCTTTCCCTAGAAGATGCAATTGAATATTGTGAAACTATAGATGGTGCTATTGAATCTGCTTGTTGGTTTTGGAAGAAAAATAAATTGAACGATATCGCGGATAAAAACGACATTGTTCTATTGACAAAAAAGATCAATGGTGGTACAATAGGTTTAGAAGATCGTAAAAAGCACTGGGAACACAATAAAGAAGTTCTCGCAGATTAAAAGGAAAATTATATTATGACTATGGAACTTGATGTGAAAATATTTCTCGACGCTTGCGAACAAAAACCAGGCGCCGAGAACGTACATTTATATCGTGGATTAATCGCTGAAGAATATGACGAATTTTGTCATGCTGTAGTAATGCGAGATGAAGTCGAACAACTTGATGCTTGTATGGATATGATCTGGGTAATACTTGGATATTGCCATATGAAGGGTTATGATATTAGAGGTGCATGGAAAGAAGTTGCCGATAGTAATCTAAGTAAAATTGATTCTAAAACAGGCAAAGTCATCCGTCGCGAGGATGGCAAAATTTTAAAACCTGAAGGCTGGACACCTCCAAACTTAACTAGATTTGTATAATGTTTAATCACATACCGTTGGAGCTACCTAAACTCCAACGTGTAACTAATAGCGATGGCTCCAGAGTATATGCTACTCCTTCGGGTAAGAAATATCCATCGGTCACTACTGTCACAGGATTACTTAAAAAAGATATAATCAACGAGTGGCGCAAAAGAGTAGGCGACGAAGAAGCAAATAAAATATCAAGTAAAGCTGCTAAACGAGGCACGCGAATTCATACACTTTGTGAAAAGTATCTTCTTAACGAGGAAGTTTCCGTTCAGTTGTTTGACGCCGAAATGTGGAATTCGATGAGACCTCTTTTAGATGACATAGATGATATCTATGCTTTAGAACAACCTTTATATTCTGACCATTTACAAGTTGCAGGAACTGTAGACTGTATTGCTAGGTATAAGGGTAAGTTATCAGTAATAGATTTTAAATCATCTAAGAGAATAAAGCACCGAGATGATATCCACGATTATTTTATTCAATGTTCTGCATACGCTGTTGCTTTTGAAGAACTTACAGGAATTCCTGTACCAAGATTAGTCATTTTGATGGCAGTAGATGATGAGAAGCCATTGGTCTTTAATGAAAAAAGAAATGATTGGATTGAAGAATTTAAAACACTTAGATTGGAATATAAAAGGCAGAAAGGTATATAAAATGTTCAAAGACGATTTATATGAGGTTGTTCGAGGAGCTTTATCTAAAGATTTGTGTCAGCATTTGGATACAGAATTTGAATTATTAAAGCAGCTAATTTATTTACAGGGCGGACAAAGCGAAGAAAACAAATTTATGTTTGGTGATAGTCAAGTCACAAATAGTTTTGCTCATTACGGGGCACTATGCTTTGAATCTTTAGCTTTACAGATGCAACCGTTGATGGAAAAGATTACAGGCAAATCTTTGTATCCGACATATACATATGCGAGGATTTATTATAACGAAGCAACAATGGCGATACATAAAGATAGACCAAGTTGTGAATTTTCAGCAACAATTAATATTACGATAGATGAAAAACCATGGGAAATTTGGTTTGAGAATTTACAGGGCGAGCATAAAGCAGTTGAATTATATCCTGGCGACTTAATTGTATATAAAGGCGATACATTGAATCATTGGAGAGATGCTTATAAAGGTCAGCGACAAACACAAGCATTCCTACATTATGTCGACAAAAGGGGCAAATATAGAGATTATAAATTTGACAAAAGACCACACTTAGGTCTACCTGCAAATATGAGAATGTAATTATTATGACTACACTAAAAGAATTAACCGCAGACAAACATAGAGAAGCGGAATCACAACCTTTTCTAAAAACAATTTTTGCCGGCAATGTGGACGAGGCAAAATATACAGATTATCTATATCAATTATTATTAATATATCAAACTTTAGAGAATTATGCAGATGATTTGAATTTATTTGAGGGCATTGAAGATATAAAAAGATCAAGAATGATTGAATTAGATTGGGTAGAACTATTAGGAGATGCTCCTAGTGGACATCTAAACAGATCAACTATTAATTACTTGGATTATCTTAATAGCATTAAGACCGATAAGCAAAAGCTTATGGCCCATGTTTATGTTAGACATATGGGCGATCTATTCGGCGGACAGATGCTGGCGAAGTTATTACCCGGTAGCAACCATATGTATAAGTTTAATAATATACCATCACTTGTGCAAGGTGTTAGATCTAAGCTTGATATATCACTTGCAGATGAAGCTAATGTGGCTTTTGACTATAATATAGATATGCTAAAAGATTATAATGATTGAAATTTGGCCACAGGCAAATAATTTTGCCAATAAGCTAATTGATAGCTTTAAACAATATGATAGAGAAGATATTGATGACAAATATCATCATATAGATAAAAATTTTAGATGGGAAAATTACGTTTGGACCAGTAAAAATTTTAGACGGGCTCATATTGAAATTGTAGACGCAACTGAAAGTAAAAAGATGTGGGTTATGCATATGTGTATATTCCCGCATTACAACGACCCGTCGCCTATATTTGGTTTCGATATTGTTTGCGGTAAGAATAAAATTACTGGTGCATTTCATGATTTCTCAAAAGTAGATGATTGTTATTTGTACAAAACATATCTAAATAGAATGGAAGGGTTGAATTGGTCTAAACCTAGAGAATTGCCTGATTGGGCAAAACAAATATTCAGTCCACAAATGTTGGCAGTTGGTAATATTCAAACACAAGAAGAATTTGATCAACTAACAAAAACAGTTATTGACAATCTGCAATTATACATTTATAATATAGGTGTTGGGTATGCAGATAAAGATTATAAAGAACAACATAATCATTATTGTAAATATCAAAAAATGAATCCTCATACACCAGCTATGATGGTAAACTTTGGCGTGAATAAAGATGTCTTTACTCAATTTATGAACGATGTCTTATTCCAGGAAAAACATGAATAACGAATTAGAACCATATATCTTAACCGATAGTTTAGTAATAACCAAAAAATTTAGATCCCCTAATGAATTCTCTCTTTACATTGAGGAACGAGTAGCTAAAGAAAGTATAGGCTACATGGATGCAATTATACAATACTGCGGAGAAGTTGACATTGATGTTGAATCTATATCTAAATTGATTAATCAATCTCTAAAGGATAGAGTACAATTAGAAGCAGAAGAAGGTAACTACTTTAAAAAGAGGGGAAAATTACCACTGTGATTATGGACGAATATTCAGTATACAAAATGTACCTGGCTCTTAAATTACATTTCACGACAGATAACTACGATGTAATTAAACAAAAAGGCCGAGTAAGAGCAAGCCGACAAGCGTTTGCTAAACGTAAAGATATATTCTCAATTAGAAAAGTTTCTAAAACTTATTCAGACGAAGAAGTGGCAAATTTCCTAGTTGCCAACTTTACTTCTGGAGATCGCTGGGGTGGTTTATTTGATTCCGAAGCCAGCGAGCGCTATACGGAATGGCAGAAACGAGTACAGAGTCTATCCTATATTTTCAGCAACGATCTAGAAGCAATTATGGAAGAACTGGAATCTAATAATAAAACTTTTGATTACGCTTTTGAGATTTCTAAAAATCAACATCCATATATAATTAAAGCATTTTTAAGGAAAACCATAACCTTAGAAACGCTCGTTATTCTAGAAAAGATAAATCCTTTTTTAGATAAATTTGATACGCATCTTAACACCGATATTATGTGGCCGGATATTTCCAGATTGATAAGAAAGTACAAACCATTTTTACAATTTGACAAGGAAAAGTATAATGGAATTCTTAGACGAAGAGTTGGACGTGACAGCTCAGAAGATTAACAATCTAGAAAAAGAACTAGATATAACTAGACATCTATTAGAACAAACGATAATGTCACTTAAGGAAACACAACGTTATCTTATGAAATTAGCTTATACTCAATCAGATCTAACAAAGAAGGTTGCTACATGGCCTTTTATTACTATATCTGATAAGGATGAATAATTTTTAGGAGTTTATTTAAAATTTAATATGAGCATTAAGAAAAGAAATATAGATTTGGACCGAGAGAAAAAATTTCGGACAATTAAGAAGAAAAGTGCTATAGACAAGCATAAGAATCTTATATATAATATTGCATCATCTAAAAAAATTGATGATGACAATGGAGAGTTAGATTATGATTATTCGACAGTACTCAAAATCAAACGACGTTAATACAAAACATACTTTTTATACACCGTTAATACGAAAGGCAAATCATGGCATTTACATCACTATCTGATCTTAGAAAATCCCGCGGCGGATTCGACTCTTTAATGAAAGAGGTAGAAAAGATCGCCAATCCCCAATCCGAATCACGTGGCGCAGATGATCGCTACTGGCAACCAGAAGTCGACAAGGCAGGTAACGGCTACGCTGTTATTCGTTTCCTTGCACCTCCTAAAGGTGAAGAACTTCCTTGGGTTCGAGTTTGGAATCATGGATTCAAAGGCCCAAGTGGCAAGTGGTATATCGAGAATTCTCTTACAACCTTAGGCAAAGCAGATCCTGTTTCTGAATATAACACAGAACTATGGAACTCTGGCTCTGAGGCAAATAAAGAAATTGCTCGTCAACAAAAGCGCAAGCTAAGTTACATTACTAATATTTTAATTGTTAAAGACCCAGCTCACCCTGAGAACGAAGGTAAAGTATTCCTTTATAAATTCGGCAAGAAAATCTTTGATAAAATTAAAGACGTTGCTGAACCACAGTTCGAAGATGAAAAACCAATCAACCCGTTTGATTTCTGGGAAGGCGCAAACTTCAAATTGAAGATTCGCAATGTCGAAGGTTATCGCAATTACGATAAATCTGAATTCGATAGCATTAGCTCTATTTCAGATAGCGATGATGCAATCGAAGCAATTTGGAACAAGCAACATTCTTTGACGCAATTCTTGGATGAGAAACACTTTAAATCTTATGACGAATTGAAGAAAAAATTCGAGATGGTTATGGGATTGAATGGTGGCGGCGCTCCTACAAAGAGAGCAGACGAAATCAATCTAGAAGGTATTGAAGAAACACCTAAGTCTGCATTTACACAAAAGGCAGAAAAGGCGCCTGTTAAAGCGCCTCCTAAAGAAGTAGACTTTGATGATGACGATGAGTCACTATCCTATTTTGCTAAATTAGCAGAAGATTAAACTAAAGCTTCTTTCTCAGAACTTAGTTTAAACCCCGCGTTATGCGGGGTTTTTTAATGTACAAATTATCTAATCTTACCGTAATATATTTTATATAAATCCATTGTAGCTTCGTGTACAGATTTAGGAGTTGCTGCGGAAAATGGCATAGGTGCACTTGCTGTTTGATTACTGTTATTATTGATTTGTGTTATAACATCACCAGCTTTATCCATGCCTGCGCCCACCAATTCTGCAGTTTCAGACGCCATTTCTTTTAATACTTTTGCAGTCGCGGTACCTAAACCTGGGGCTAAGTCTAACATTTCTGTTTTACCGTCGACAGTTATCGGAAATTGAAAAGCGCTATCTATAAGCGATATAGTTTTATCTCCCAATGGAGCTAAAAAATCTTCAAAAATAGAATCAAAAAGAGAAAATGTTGTTTTGGCCATTTTGCCTAAATTGTCTTTTACAACGCCAGACAAAGTTTTTATAGAATCTTCGGCAAAATCTTCGGCCTGATATATCAAGGCATCTTTCATACTCGGATAATATTTTCCATCTAAACCTTTAACCATTTGTTCTCCAGATTCACTGAACATACCAGGAATAGCTTTCGCGCCACCTTTACTATTTCCTTTTTGCATAAATTCAAATCTTCTAGGATCCGTTTCAGCAAATTTTTTACGATCTTCATTTGCCTTTTCTTTTTGTATCATGCCGTTAATTATTTTGTCTCCTTCTGGATCTGTCAGGTTAGCAATCGTCACCGCACCTGCGCCAAAGCTTAACATACCGGCTAAAAATCCAGCTAACCCGGTGCTCCCCGATGCAGCAGCTGAGGTGGTTCCCGGTTTGATTTTTTCGCTTATTATTTTTGCATCTTCAACAAGAGAATTTCCTAATAGAAGTCGACCTGGACCAGCTGGTCCAGATAAGGCAGGTAATTTTCCTCCAGGTAATCTTTTTTGACTATTGGTTGGACTAGTTGTTTTTTCTCCGTTAACAACTACGGGCGGTATAGCAGCGCCGCCGCTACTAGGTGAACTTTGGCCTGTTCTATTTCTATTTCTTTTACCGTCGTAATCTACTGATCCAAAATCTTTAGCAAGATTATCAAGAGCAGATTTGATACTAGAAAAAATGCCTGACAACGCAGCTGCTACTGCTAAACCTATTGGGCCAGCAATTTGCGCGATGGCCTTTGTCAAATTACCAAACCCCTTTATTAATTCAATAATTCCTGTGCCCAGTATTGTTCCAAAACCTAGAAGTCCACCCAATAAACCTTTAAGTAATCCGCCACCGCCGCCACTATCAGAGCCGTTTATTCTTTCGGCAATAGCAGTAGCTAGTAATTCACGTTCTTTGGCTCTTGCGCTGTC